GTTGGCAACATTATTCATTGTAAGCAACACAAGGGTCGTCTTACAAAGGAGAATAAAGTAGTAGATGTTCGACTAAATTACGAAACCGGTCTAGATCCTTATTATGGACTGATTGACCTTGCTGTAGAACATGGTATACTTACCAAGTCTGGTGGTAGAATTGAACTACAGGATGGTACAAAGGTATTTGAAAAGAACATCTACGAAGATCCAGAAAAGTATTTCACCAAGGATCTAATGGATCAGATCAATTCTGTTGCCGCTGCCGAATTCAAGTATGGATCCGGTGAAATAGTATCAGAGGACGAGAATGAATAATATTGAGCAAGTAATCCTACATAACCTAATTACCGATGAGATCTTTTCTAGAAAAGTAACTCCCTTTCTTACAAAGGAATACTTTCATAATTTCTCTGAACGGTTTGTTTTTGAGACGGTTAGGGATTACTTTCTCAAGTACAACAGCCTCCCCACCAAGGAGGCTTTGTTCATTCTTCTTGACAAGGAAAAGAATCTAACCGAAGTACAAGTCAAGGATATTTCTGATGTGGTTGATTCAATCACAACTGCCGCCGAAAAAGTGGATGTTGATTGGTTAACCAAGGAAACAGAAGAGTTTTGTAGAAACAAGGCAATCTACAATGCTATTATGGAATCTATCAATATTATTGATGGAAAGACACAGAAATCTTCTGGTGAGATTCCAGATATTCTGAGCAAAGCACTTGCCATTTCTTTTGATCCAAACATCGGACACGATTATATTGAAGACTCAAGTAAGCGATTTGATTTCTACCACAAGGAAGAAAAGAAGATTCCGTTTGACCTTGAGTTCTTCAATTCAATCACACGCGACGGAGTTACTGCAAAGACGCTAAATGTCGTCATGGCGGGAACTGGCGTCGGAAAGTCTCTATTTCTCTGTCACCATGCAGCACACTGCTTGAAGAGTAGCATGAATGTTCTTTACATCACTTGTGAGATGGCTGAAGAACGAATTGCAGAACGCATAGATGCGAATCTTCTTGATACCAACATAGATGATCTTAAATCTCTATCTAAGACCGTCTATGACAAGAAACTTCAAGCAGTTGCTGCTGGTGTGACGGGAAAACTTATCATCAAAGAATATCCAACTGCCACTGCCAATGCTAATCATTTTAGATTTCTTTTGGATGAACTTAAACTAAAGAAGAAGTTTGTTCCTGATGTTATTTTTATTGATTACCTAAACATCTGTGCATCCTCTCGACATAAGGGATCTAAGAATGTAAATTCTTACGAGTATGTTAAATCGATTGCAGAAGAACTTCGTGGACTTGCAATTGAATATAATGTTCCTTTATTTACCGCAACACAGACAAATCGTGAAGGGTATGGTAACACAGATGTCGATCTAGAAAACACCTCAGAGTCATTTGGTTTGCCTGCAACCTGCGATTTGATGTTTGCTCTAATTGCCACAGAAGAACTAGATGAACTTGGCCAGATCATGGTTAAGCAGTTGAAGAATCGATATAACGATAAAGCAAAGAACAGAAAGTTCATTGTTGGTGTAAACCGAGCAAAGATGAAGATGTTTGATGTATCTTCTGAAGACCAGGGATATATCACAGACACCGCAAAGAAGCAAAAGGAAGAGGAAGATAACTTCTTTGGAAAGTCAAAACCAAAACCAAGAAATCTGGCAAAAGTTAGTGACTGGAAAGTTTGATGTCAACTTATATTGATAAAAAATATATTGGCATGGTTTCTCCATTGTTGAAGAGATTCAAGTGGAAGAAGGATAATCTTGCAAACTGTAGATGTCCGATATGCGGAGATTCTACAAAAAGAAAAACTGTTGCCCGTGGATTCTTTTATCAGAAGGGAAATGACTTTTTCTATCGTTGCCATAATTGTGGGTATGGTTCTAATTTGTACAATTTTCTAGAAAAGGTTTCCCCTTATCTCTGTAAGCAGTATGCCCTTGAGCGTTTTATTGCAGGAGAAGAGGGTAAGGCTAACTATAAGAAACCCTCTCTGGAAAAACTTTATCCATATGATTCCACACCAGTATTTGCTAAAAAAGTAGATCATTTTACCCCAGCCCGCGAATCAAAAGAATGCATTGATTTTTTGGAATCTAGAAAGATTCCTGAAGACAGATGGGATGATATTGGTTATACTAATGACTTCTCACTTTTTGCAAAGCAATTTGATGATTCATATGATGCTCGTAGTGAACCTAGAATAATCATACTGGTCAAGAATGAGAATGGTGATGTTGTTGGTGCCCAAGGCAGATGTATTACTTGTAAAAAGAATGCACCAAAGTATCTAACCATAAAGAAGAAAGATACAGATAAATTGATATTTGGAATTGACAAAGTAAATAAGAATGAGCAAGTATATGTTGTCGAGGGGCCAATCGACAGTACATTTCTTAAGAACTCTGTCGCCTGTCTTGGTACTGGATCGTTTATAGATATGACAAAGATATTTCCAAATGCAATTTATGTTTTAGATAATGAACCAAGAAATCACGATACAGTCGGCATTCAAAAGAAGTTGATTGAATCTGGTTTTAAGGTTTGTGTTTGGCCAGAATATTGTAAGGAGAAAGATATAAATGACATGGTTCTTAAGAATGGTATTGATTATGTTAACAATATTCTTGAGAACAATGTATTTGATGGATTGAAAGCACAATTGGTATTTACATCATGGAAACGAGTATAAAAAATCAAAACAAAAGAATAACTGTGTTGGATCGTGGTTTTGTTCAATATGTTTCTCACATGGGCGATGATCTTACTGTGGTAAACGCCGCAAGAGTATCATTTAACAAGCAAAGTGAATGGGAACTAGATCAAGAAGCAAAGCAGAGACTTGATGAGACTAACTCTTTTTATTGGGAAGAGGACCTATATCGAATTAGCGAAAGAGATAAGAAACTCATCAAGTATCTCGCGGAACATAATCACTGGACTCCGTTCGCACATCCGCAAATCACTCTGAGAATTCGTGCTCCGATTTCAATCCGAACACAATTTTTTAAGCACAAGCAAGGATTTGTAGAAAATGAGATTTCTCGACGCTATGTTATCGATGAACCAGAAATCTATAATCCACAGTGGAGATCTAAACCATCAAATGGAGCAAAACAAGGTTCTGAAGATTTTATCACAGATGAAGATACCCTCGCAATATGTGATTCTTTCTACAAGACTGTTGCCTCAGAATCGTTAAAGGTCTATAATCGACTCATAGAAAGTGGAGTTGCGCCAGAACAGGCTCGTTTTGTTTTGCCACAAGGAACCTATACTGAATGGTGGTGGACTGGATCTTTAGCGGCATATGCCAGAGTTTGCAAGCAGAGATCAGATCCTCATGCCCAGTGGGAAATCCGCGAATATGCTTCGGCAATCAAGGAAATGATTGCTCCACTCTTCCCAGTTTCATGGGATTATCTAACCTAAATATCTTACCAACCCAAAGAGGAATCCAAAAAGGAGAAAATTATGAATGAAATTAAGTTACCCACTCCCTACCAGGAGTTTATACACCTTTCCCGTTATTCGCGCTGGCTAGAAGAAGAAAAGCGTCGAGAGACATGGGCAGAAACTGTTGCCCGTTATTTCAATTTCTTCCAGAATCATCTTAAGGAAAAGCATGGATATAAACTTCCATCTGAACTACGGAAGGAACTTGAAACTGCCGTACTTAATCTTGAGATAATGCCAAGCATGCGGGCACTGATGACCGCAGGAGAAGCACTTGCAAGAGATAATACCGCAGGGTATAATTGCTCGTATGTTGCAGTCAACAAGGTTCGCGCATTCGATGAAATACTATATATTCTCATGTGCGGTACAGGCGTCGGGTTCTCAGTGGAGAGGCAGTATGTTGAAAAACTTCCTACAATCTCTGAACACTTTACTCAAAGCGATACCGTCATCGTTGTTAAAGATTCTAAAGAGGGGTGGGCCAAAGCCTACCGAGAACTGGTGTCCCTTCTTATTGGTGGACAAGTCCCGAAGTGGGACCTATCAAAGATTCGTCCTGCTGGTGCGAGACTCAAGACTTTCGGAGGACGCGCAAGTGGCCCAAGACCTCTGGATGAACTGTTCCACTTCACAGTCAACACTTTTAAGAAAGCTTCGGGACGAAAACTTACTTCCATCGAATGTCATGATATCGTCTGCAAAATTGCAGAAATTGTCGTTGTCGGCGGGGTGCGTCGATCAGCACTTATCTCGCTGTCGAACCTCACGGACGAACGGATGCGTGACGCTAAAACTGGTCAATGGTGGATTGATAATCCACAGAGAGCTCTCGCAAACAACTCGGTAGCATATAAGGAGAAACCAGAAATTGGCACCTTCATGGAGGAGTGGGTTTCTCTCTACAAGTCCAAGAGCGGTGAACGAGGGATCTTTAACCGTGATGCTGCACAGAAGACAGTTGCAAAACTAGGAGATCGCCGGGATCATACTCGTGAGTTTGGTACAAATCCATGCTCAGAGATTATCCTGCGAGACAAGGAGTTCTGTAATCTAAGTGAAGTTGTCGTCCGGGAAAACGACACTCCAGAGTCCCTGAAGCGCAAGGTACAACTTGCAAGCATTCTAGGAACCTGGCAGGCCTCAATGGTTCACTTCCCATACCTTTCAAGCGAATGGAAGCATAACTGCGAGGAAGAAGCACTTCTTGGTGTATCTTTGACCGGTATTCTTGACAACCCTTTCATGCGTGAAAAGGATAAGACTAAACTTGCCGCTTTACTTGAAACCCTCAAGGAAGAGGCTCGTCTAACCAACGAAGAATGGGCAAAGAAGATTGGCATCAATCCTGCAGCTGCAATAACCTGCGTAAAACCATCAGGAACTGTGTCTCAACTTGTAGATGCCGCTAGTGGCATTCATGCTCGTCATAATGAATACTACATCCGTACTGTTCGTGCAGATGTCAAGGATCCTCTTTGTAAGTTTATGATCGACAAGGGATTTGTTGCAGAACCATGCGTAATGCGTCCAGAGCATACAATGGTATTCTCGTT